AGCCCTTGTTCAACAAGTTTTGACACGTCACCATGTGTCAAAGCGTCTATGGTTTCGCGAGCTTCTTCAATTTCTGCATTTCCACGAGCTACTTCGCCTAAAAGAGCGCCACCGCCACCGCCTAGCGCGGCACCCGCAGGGCCCGCTAAACTGCCAACGCCCGCGCCTATGAGAGCGCCGCCTGTGGGATAAAACTGTTTCAAAGAACAAGAACATGTAAGCATCAACGTAATTGATGCGACTACCAGCACTTCAAATAAAAACCAAATTCTCACGGGATGTAAGGGTAGCTAGGAGCATTGCTGCTTAAAAATTGTTCTATATTCGCGACTCGCGTAGCGAGCGCCGCAAGATCAATTTTTGTCAGATCAAGACTAGCTTGCGTGCTATAATCACTTAGCACTGTTGATAGTGGCGCGGTGAACAGTTCGCTGTTAGAGGCGACTAGAACTTCGTCGCTACCGCTAGTTGCTGCTAATTTTTTTAAATCTTCTAGTTTTACCGTTCTCATTAGTTATTGCTGTTTTTATTAGTCATGACCACAACTCCCAAGCCTTCTTTTTTCATACGACCCTCTATTTTAGAAACGAGAGTGTGTGTCAAGGTACGGGGGTCGAGTCGCTTAGACTCGTTAATTATTCCTTTTAAAATTATAGTGTCGTTGACACTTGTTTTGCTGTCCATCATGCGAGTGGCTAGTTTATTAATGGTTTCATCGTAAGCTCTGCACAACATTTCAAAAGCCTCGCTTTCAATCATCTGCAAAGTCTGTATACGTTTGTCGGTGTCGTTTATTGATATCATCTCTATTTTCCCATAGTTGGTAAGTTCATCTACGCTCCGCTTCCGTCTGTGTACTGATTGGCTCCTGTTTGATTGGAGTTGCCCATACCGCGAATCGCGTCTGACGCTCCTTGTTGCTGTAAAGCTTTGTCGTTTGGTTGTCCTTCTTCGTCTCTAGGGACGTCGGGAGCTTGGTCAGGTAAGTACTCGTCTGCGTTTTCGTAGCCTAACGCCTTGACGATCTCTTTAATCATAGGTTTGACGAACTGCCTCATCTCAGGAGGATACGCAAAGTAGCGATCCATAGATTTAAGTGCTAGGTCTGCTCTTTCGATCTGACGCTGTCCTTGTTCCTGTGAAACTTCTATTGTGACATTAGTAGAGAGGTTCTCTAAATCGCGAGGCTTCATTTCGGCAAATGTTCTGACATCGCCTTCCATGTATTCGTAAACTTCTCTCTGATCTAGTGTAGCGCACTCTATGCTAACTAGCTTAGTAAGATGCTCTTCAAACTGCTCGACAATTCGGCGAAGCCATCTTCGTCCGATTTTAGATGCCTCTCTTAATGTGGCTTCTACTCCTGTGGCAGTTGTAGCGGGTTGCAACACTTGCATGTCTCCCTGCGCTAAATTACTAACCCCAAGCCAAAGCTGAACTACACTAAAAACAAAATCAATGAGGCTCTGTGTTTTTAGATCTAAATTCGGTATTTCAACTGCTGACAGGAAATCCTGCATACGGTAATTATCTTTGAGAGTGAAAACCTTACCCGCATGTATTTCAATGTCGTCGGGTTCTTCTTCTAGTGCTTGGGGGTTCGCTCCTAATATAGGATTAGCACTAAGCTCGTTGCGAAAAGCCTGTGAGTTAAACTGTTTGTCTATAAACTCTTGAAAAGTGTGTATGCGTTCGGGAAGAGACGGGCCCCACCAACGATTTCGGTCTCGGTTAATGCTTACTACAGAGTATGGTATGCATTTATCGGGAGTAATCTTCTGAACATACTCATAGTAAATAGCTTTCTTACACAGCGGATCGTAAAAGAAACAAAATTCTTGAGGGTGACCTTTGCCCAATATATCTCGTTTAATCCAACACTCGACTATTTCTAGCTTGGGATCGTCTCGGTCAAAGCCTAAGTTTTCGCGGTAGTCCCGTTCGCGGTATCCTTCTGTTTTGGGCTCGGCTGTGCTCTTGTCTTTTACCATTTTCTTATACTCTTCGACAGAGTAAAACCCACGGTTTAAAAACATGTTCTCAACCCAATCCCAATTTTTATCGTATTTTTCAGCGATAAAATCGGCATCTTCTAAAGACACTACGTCAGAAGGTGCGAAAAAACGGTCGTAGTCCACTAAAGCTGTCTTCGGGCCTTTGTAGCGCACGGTCTGCATGTCTATGCCTTTCGTGTACTCGCGAAACTCGTGCCGTGAAGGGTCGAACGCAAAACTAGGGTCTTCTTGTAAAACCATCTGAGGCAGGTTCAAAGCGGGATTCATTATTTGTATGAACTCATTCTCCCCCTCGATGATCATGCCAATTTGATCTAAAATAATAGGTTCGGGCGATCCTATCTCATACAAGACTCGTGCTTCGCGATCCGTGTATTCTGCAACATCTTCCTTGTATGTAGCTTTGAGGATCGCGGCTCGCTGTACAAACGCCTGCAAGTATGCATCTTCTAGTACTCTACGATTCTTTCCTTTGGTTTCTAACTTCCAATTAAAATACCGATCAAAATCCTGTGCCTGTTTCATGTCCGAAGCTCCTTGAGCGTCGAATTTAACATAGGGAGTCTGCCCCGTGATGTCGTCTTCAGCTCTAGTGACAAAATGATCAACCACGAGAGTGGTCAGTGGCACTGAGACATTAGATTTTTCGTAAATCGTGTCGGGTTGCACCCGTTCTTGGCGTTCGTTGTGGTAGACTGACCAAGAGTGTCTATCGTTTAAAATACGATCTCGGTTGTCGTCTTCTAGCGACTTCAACCTTTTTTCAACGTATTCGAGTAGATTGGCTTCTTGTTTTTCTGTTAATACAAGGCTAGTCGTGTTCATTGTGTTAAAGATACTTGTAGGGGCTGCGCGCTACAACAGGTTGCATTATTCCTCCTCGTCGTCGTGGGGGTCGTCGAGGTCTTCTAAATTTATGTCTGACTCAAAATTAACAGTTTCTGTAAATCTTTCTAACTCTTCTATACACACTTCCGCCATGTGCTCTTCCATTAAATCGTATTCTTCGTAAGTTCCATTTAAAAAAGTGTTAAATGCCGTTCTGAACATTTCTTTTTGGTCTTCGTAGGGAACTTCTTCCCCTTCTTTGCTCTTATTAATAGTCATCTATTCCCATCCTTTCTGCTGTTTTTATGAATTTGTTCATTAAGCGCGTTCGTTTTCTCTTTAAGATTTCAATTTGAGTAACTTTTTGCTGACCCGATAATATTTTGTGGTTTTCCACTGCTTCGATTTGGCGGCGTAAAGTCGCAAGCTGTTTTTGCACTGTCTTTTTATAGACGCTGTTGAGCTTCATTCTAGGAGCTTCGTATTGTATAACTGCTTGTGCTTCTTCGGGGGTTCCGTTTTTCCTGTAGTGCTCTATTCTTTCTTTGGAAACGCCTGTGTGATTAACTAGATTGTAAAAGCGTTCTGTGTCGTAATAAACGGTCTTGTCTCCCACAAACCTTCTTAATATTGGGATATCGTTTAGGGTAGGGGAGGCTTCGTCAGATTGCGTTGCCTTAGAAGCTAAATCACCCGACCTACCTATGAAAGAACCTAGACCGCCAAAAATATAATTAGCCATGTAGTCTATTGTGTCGGGAGATATGTCAATAGCCCCGCTTCTTTGCAAGTCGCCTCCCGTAAATCTGTTCAGTCCTTGTGCTATGCTTTTGGACATTTCGGTTGTGCTTGACCAATGTAAGGCGGAGTCGGGGGTTCCATTATTAAATTTATCTTCTTTGTATACGGGAGCTCCTTTAAAATCCTGGTTTAAACTCAAGTCCATTATAGGCTGTAGCGCAGTTGGTGTAAGCGCCGCTGCCATTGAGCTTCCTCCTATAGGACTAAAGCTTTCTAGCGCAGTAGCTCCCCACGTTAAAGCCGCGTCTCCGAGCTTCATGTTCCCAAATATAGTAGATTCTAACAAAGTTCCCGCTGATGTAAAAACGTTGATACCGTATGGAGTGGGAATCTTTGCGTGTTTTTCACCAAAGCTAGGTAAAAAGAAATGTAAGTTGTGTGTCTTACTGTAGGGGCTGACTCGATCCCACGCAGACATTTCTAACTCGTCGTCTTCGTCAGACATCAATCTGTTTATGAAAGAATTCATAAAACCTAATAAAACCGCTCCGCCTAAAAACTTTCGGGCTTTTGGGCTTTTGTACGCTGTGCTTAAAACTTTGGCACTGCCTTGCACTCCCGCGTTAAAGAATAAATACATGCCGTTTAAAGCTGTCGTCCACTCTCCTTTTCTCGTGAAGTTAGTTGTGAGGTTAAGGGCTAAGTTCGCGGCTTTTTGTTTTGAGATGCCCTCTTTAACAAAAGCGTCATACGCGGTGACGCGGACTAGGTTTTCTACCGCACCACTTGTCTTATCCATGAACTCATACGCACCTTTGAGAAACGTTTTCATTCGTTGAGGATCGTTTGGATCAAACTCGCGAACGGAACCGCCAAACTTCTTGGCTAACTGTTGCACGGAGTCGAACCCGAAGAAATTTATTCTACCGCCGTTGTCTGAGAAATCTTGAAATATGTCTGCCCACTTCTGCACTTCGGCTGAGTGTTGAAATTTACTACCTTTTAGTTTTTCAACGCCTTGCGATACCAACATCCCCCGACCGCCTGTTGTTTGTAACAAAGCTCCTTGAAAAGCGCTTCGTAGGGTCTTTGGGTTGTACATGTTTTTCAAAGCACGGGTCTTGATCTGCTCCACTTTCTGTTCGGTAATTTCTCCGCGAGCTACTTGATCTTTAAAGTCGCTGTCTAATCCTTTAATAGAGTAAAGACCCATGCCCCAATCCCGTACAAAGTTAACAGGGGTAAACGCGGGTGATAGTGTAGTCCGT